AAAGGTTTTGTTTTAGCAGATATAGATTTGGGTTGTCTGACAAATTGTTTCCCTTTCTTACTGCCTTTTCGTTTCGCTCTAGTTGTAGCTGCATACTCAGCAGGAGTCAATGCTTTGATCGCAGCTTCTGGTAAGTAACGTTCACCAGTTTTGGCAGATGGCTTTCCAGATTTAGTTCTCCATTTCTGGCTAGTCCATGCTTTCAAACTTCTTTGTGGCTTCTTCACCGATATCCACCACCCTTGGCTTTATATTGTTTGGCTAACATCTGAGCCTTTCTAGCTGACCACTGTCCAGGCTTACCTCCTTTACCTCCAGCTTTAATTCTTTGAAATAAACTTTTTCTCATTCCAGGCTTAGTATAATTACCAGCCTCATTGACTCTACTTTTTACCATTTTGATTTATTAGCCCAGAACGCAGCTGACATCTTTCCTTTCGCTATATTCTTTGCGTGTCTAGCCTTAAATGATTTTCTTCTTGCTTTGTCTTTAGCAGACTTAGGATTTTTTCCTGCTCCAGATACACCCTGCTGACCATACCGAATAGTCTTAACTTTAGATCCTTCTTTCGCTACAACTACGTGTGATTTAGTTTTATGACCAGGTGTTCTCTTTGGTTTATTATAACCAGACACTCCTACACGTTTAAGTAAGCTCTGGCTCATTTCATTTTAGATAATAAACTATTAGCAAACTTTTTAATACTATTATGAATCTTCTTTACACCAATAGTATTAAAATTATCTTCATTCATCATCATAGCTTTAAAACCTAAAGCACCAGTATCTTTAAGAAATGAATTCTTTAATGTAGATTTATTATAACCTATCTCTTTAAATGTATTAACTTGTTTATCAGATAAACCAGACCAATACTTATTAAAAATGTCATTATCCTCCATTAATCTTGTTAATTGTTTTAGTTTTATTTTTTGTGATGTTTTCTTTGCACCAGGCAACATTGACTGTCTTGTTCTAACCATAGGCGTACTTTACCCAAAAAAAAAATATTTTCAACGCTGTTTGTAATGTTCATAACATAGAAAGTAATAACTACCTATATCGTTCTTGATATGAAACGGAGCGAACTCCCCACACTCTCGGCAACGACA